GTCCAAATGAACGTTTTGTCGCCCGGATCATCGAACCCACCGGGGTCGTCGGGGAGACCGAGGAAGTTGCCTGAGGTGCCGGGGAAATCCACATACCCGAACGTAGTAATACCCGGGTTGGGGACGGGGTCGGGGTCCTCTACCGGCGGTGGGGTCGGTGGGATCACTGGGGGTTCTGGTGGGGTCGGCGGGGTGACCGGGGGCGGGGTGATCGGAACGATCACGGGTGGGAGGTTGAGCGCTTCGACGCCACCCTGTAAGACAAGTTCAAGCGTCTCACCGAACGCCACGTCCCACTTCCATCGGTGTTCAATGATCCGGCAGACAGCCGTCAACCCGTACGGCCACCACGGGTGAATCCCCGCGTCGATAACCAAACGGCAGTCGTCTCCGAGGTCCCATGTTCCCCACGCCCACGTGGCGTCGCTCGGGTCGACCACGACCGACACGTTCTCGGTGGCTAACCGCCCGAACCGGGCGATGTACCCGTCGGCTTGTTCTTGTAACACTGTCTGCGATGAGATGTCGTTGATATCGAGTTTCGTGGTGACCATCGGCCACCCGGCATCAATCAACGGTTGAGCAGTAGCGACTGCTACTAACCGGGTCGGGCTAGCGGTGCTCGCCTGCGCGCCGACCACGACCACATGTGTGCAGAAATCGGGGTCACCTGAGATCTGAGGGATAGCGAAGACGTTCCCGCCAACCGTGAAATCGGGGGTTGTCCCCGCCTGGTACACACGACCGCGCCGCGGGTACCAGCAACGTAACCGGCGGATCAACACTCCCGTATCAAGTTCGCTGCGGACATCGAAATCGAACCCGTTGATAAGCGCGCTTTTCTGGCGGAGAGCTTCCCCGATCGACTTGCCATCCCACCGGTACCACGTCTGGTCGCGTGCAACCCCGGACGACCCAACGAGCGATGTATCAATCGCGGGCCCACCACCCTGGGTAGACGCGAGGTCGACAAGCGCGGCGGCCATAGCGAACTGGTCGACCCCGGTGAACTGTAGGAGGGGGTCGGTTTCGATGAGGACAGTGTCAAGGTATTTGAGGAGGTTTCCGCCTGCCAAGTCGAGACCGGTTGACCGGCGGCGGCCACCACGGGGGATGAGCCCGGTGTATCCGAGGGGTTCCCCGTTCCGCCACGCGGTGACCGTCGACCGGCCTTCGACCGTGATCCCTTGTGTCGCGGTGGTTACCGTCGGGTTATCGGACGGTGTAACCGTCGCGGACCACGACCCGGAATCGTTGAGTTTGTCGGTGTGCGACCAACTGGACACGGGGAGATCCCCGAGGAATCTGCCGGTGCGGAGATCGTGAACCCGGAACTCCCACTCTGTCACGGGTTCACCCACGCGGTAGCAGTTGGGGCACCGATGATGGTTGCGGTCCCCCGAATGCTAATAGTGCCGCTACTGATCGTCGCCAATCTGAATATCACGCTTGGCCCGCCACCGGCGGTGATCGGCACCGAAATAGAAAGCACACTGCCAGGATTCCACGATCCGCCAAGCACGGAAACGAACCCGCGATCACCGATCCACCCACCGCCACCAGTTGGGTCGGGGTAGCTGTTCGTATATATCTGCGTCGAAATAGACCCGTTCGTGGTCGAGATCATGTTGTAGCTACAAGTCACCTGACCGATACCGGTAAACGGGGCAGCCCCAAAGTTGAACGTGGCATCAGTAGGTACCGACGCTGTCGACATAGAAAAGTTCGATTGCGCTGTCCATGATGTGGGCGACATCAACCGCCACGAGCCACCCGTCCACATGTACTCAAACCCGGTGTCCGTCTCATAGATCCTGAGCCCGGTATACAAAGCGGCGGCGGTCGGCCGGGTCGTCGCCTTGCACCGGATGATGCCACCCAACCCGGTAGCGAACGGACGCACATCAGAGAACGTCGGCGCGCCACCATTCGCGGATGAGGGGACCGTCACCTGTGAGAGAACGAGGAGCGACCCGAGAGACGACGCGATCGACGGAACCGCCGGAGTCGCGGCCGGTGTGCCGACCACTTCGATAATCCCGACATCCTCGGCGCCGGTCGCGTCGGTGTCCGTATCCCGAACCCGTACACAAATCAGGGAGATCCGCGGGTTGGTCGCGTCACGGGCGGCGAGCGTGCCTGTCACCGCGGCATCGTTGTAGACGTTATATGTTCCCTGAGCAATCGCGAACGACCCGACAACATACGCACGCCCGGCCGCGACCGAGTACCCGAGCCCGGTGGTAGTCGTCACCAACATGTCACCATCACCGACGACCCCATGTCCACCACCGCGGGTCGTCGCCGCGACCGCGTTCGCGTGGGTGGTCATCGGCAACCCGAGCCCGGCCGCGGTCGCGTTCCTAAACGCTTTCGCGGGGTGAGTGGCCGAATCATGGATTACTGCGAGCGTGCCGAAAGCCATACGAGAATCTCCCTAGTAAAGGTCAACCGTAGAAAGTATCGGTCCACGACAACACCGCGGACCCGGTCCCGGCCTCCGCGCGAAACGAGAACGTCGACGCACCCGGCGGTATCGTCCACCACCGCGACACCTGCGAAACCCACGGTCGCATAGCGCCGTCAACGATCACCGACCGGGTCCGCGAATCCACATAGGCGGTCGCTCCCGCGGGGATGTCCCCATCGATCTGGACTGTCTGGCCGTTCAAGATGAGACGGGCGGTGGTGACCGGACCGGTGATCTGCGCTGTCCACGGCGCCGGCGCCGACCCCGAGTTGTAAACCGGGGCGTCACCCAACGTCCCCGACCCCGTAGTAACCACCGGGGACACCACCGGGGACACCACACCGCCGGTGATCACTCCGACAACAGTCGAAACGGAGAACTGGGACCCGTACCAGAATGGATCGAACACCCCGAACACACATCGGGCGGACGCCATGTTCCCCTGCCACAACGATTCGTAATCGACATCCACTCCAAGTGACCGGCCACGACGACGGCGGGTGAACCCACCCATGACCATCGTCAACTCATCCGTTGTAGCCGACGGCGCCCACGCGGTCACCAACGCATCCACGAGCGACACGGTCTCCTCGGGTGTTGACCCCAACACGGCAACCTCGAACGTCATGTCGCCTCCCTCTGCGACATCCGCCGACGCGGGGACAACACCACCCCCCAACTTTGGGATCCGCGCGGCACGGGCGGTGACCCCGAACCCGGCGGGGCCTTTCGTCAAGTCGTACACGCCACCACTCCCGATTGTCAACCCTTTCAACGTCACAGAGTAAGCCATCAGGCAACCGCCATCCGTTGACGCCAAGATAACAACTCAAGTTTGCGGATCGTGTCGTCAGCGTCGGCGGCGACAAGCGTCCCGATCGTGATACCCGAGCCGGCAAACTTTCCGTTTTCCACCTGGTCACGAGGGATCACAAGTTCTCCGGCTTGGAGGATGGCGGGGACATCGGCGCCGGGGCGGCCGGGAACCAGGCCGCCCTCGTGGAAGATGTGGGGGAGCGGCGGAACGGTGAGGGTGATACCGAACGCTGAGACCGAGGGGCGGTGCGAGTTGATCTGGTCAATCGCGGCGTTGATCCCGTTCTTGATAGCGCCGATCACGGAGGAGGCGATCGAACCGGCGGCGTTCCCGAGCGCGGACACGGCCTTCCCTGGGAGCTTCTTGATTTCTTCGATCACGTTGCTAACGAGCGTGGCAGCGGCGGAAACCGCGGTCTTCGCGGCTTCCCCGATTTTCTCCCCGATCGATGTCCCCAACGTCGACAGCGCCGAACCGGCTTTCGCGGGGAGCCCGCGGATTGTTTCGACCACGTTCCCGACGGCGTTCGAGACGGTCGTCTTCACGGTGTCCCACGCGGAGGATGTCGTATTCTTGACGCCTTCCCATGTGGCACTCATGATGTTCTTAACGGTGTCCCCGCCGAACTTGACGGCCCCACCGATGAGACCCCATGAGGTCGTGACGATAGTCTTCATACCATCCCAGAAACCGGACCAATCCCCGTGAATGAGAGCGGAGACCGTGTCGATGATCCCTCGGATCAATCCGAGATTGTTCTCCACCGTGGTCTTAATGAAATCCCACGTTGTGGTCGTCTGATCTTTGATACTCCCACCGAACGTATCCCACAATGCAGATATGTCAGTGAGCACGGCACCGACGATCGTTTTTATTACTTCCATCGCGGTGCCCACAACCGTTTGGATCGTCCCGAACGCGGTGCTAACAATCGTGGAGATTACCGGCCATGACGTGGAGAACGCGTCGGACACACCCTGTGCAGCCTGTTTGATCGACTCAAACACTGGGGCGCCGACGGCATCCCACGCGCCTTTGATAGCAGCCATCGACACTTCAAACGTGGCTTGGATCTTCGGCCAGTTCTCCTCGAACCACGCGACGATGCCTTTAACGTCATCCATGGCAGGCTTACCAACGGTGTCCCACGCCTCTTTGAGCTTGTCAAACGTGGTGGTGAGCGCGTCTTTGATGGTCGGCCAGTTGTCCTTAAACCATTGGACAACGCCTTTCACGGCATCATAGACAGGGACCCCGATCAGTTCCCACGCGCTTTTGAATCCCTCAAACGTGGTGGAGAACCCCTCTTGTATCGCGGGCCAGTTCTTCACGAACCAATCCACGACAGCGCGGACAGAGTCGTAAACGGTGTTGAACACCGATTCGATTTCGGGCCAATGGTCCGCAAAGAAGTTGGTGACGGCCTGCCCTGCGGTGACGATCCGAGGGAACACTTCCTCTATCAGGAACTTGGCGGCAACCCCGACGGCGGTGAGCACGGCCACGGTCACATCTTGGATCGTGTGCCAGTTGCGTTGGAACCAGTCCACAACCTCGCGGGCGACAACCCCGATCTGCTGGAACACTCCGATGACACCGTCGGCGTTCACCGACTTCGCGGAGAACCCTTCCCCGATCGCGGAAGCAAACCCCTTGAGGGCGTCGATCGCGCCGGGGAGTTTGTCCGCGACGAACGACACGACAGCGGTCATCGCTGGCAGGAGCGCCTGCCCGATCGATGCTTTCGCGTTCTCAAACTGAGCGTTGAGGATCCGCTGCTGATTCGCGAGCCCACCCGACGTGCGAGCAAAGTCACCTTGAGCTAGGGCGGTGTCTTTCATGATGAGCGAGTAAGCGGCCTGCGCCTTCGCGGCGGGGTCGAGGGCGTCCTTCGTGGTCTTTATCAGCCCGAGCGCTACCGCTTCCTGTTTCAGTCGGACATCCGAGAGGGAGGCGCCGTACTTCCGCATCGGTTCCACTTCACCCGACAACCCGGACTGCAACGCCTGGAGAGCTTCGTCAACGGAGGTGTTATTGAACGACGCGAGATCGGTCGCCAACGTCACAAGCGCGGTCGACATGTCGGCGGCGGGGCCACGGGCGATCCCGAACGCCTGCATCAGGTTCCCGAACGTCCCGGTCGCCTCAAGCGCCTGTTGGGTCGACTGCCCGAGCCCTTTCGCGGCGCCTTGCGCGAACTTCGTCACAGCATCGGCGGAATCCCCGAACACAACGTTGACCTTCGACTGCGACTCCGACAGATCGGACGCGGCGTCGATCGATGCTTTACCGAGGGCGAGCGCTCCGACGAACGCCGCGGCGAGCCCGACCGCTGCGACCTTCGCAGCGGTTTTGATCCCCGACGCGAACCGGGTACCGAACCCGTGAGCGGCCTTGTCTCCGGCGGCGCCGCCGGCGGCGTCCATCCCCCCACCGATCTCGTTGTCCAGCGCGTTCCGGAACCCTTTGGCGGACGGGATCAGGGTGACGTAGCCGGTTGCGAGTTCGGACGCCATTAGGGGGCCTCGGCGGGGGCGATACCCCGGGGGGCGCCGGTCTGGCGTTCGATCGTGACCATGAGTTCATCGTACGCGGCTAGGGCGTCCACAGCGTTGACAGCGTCCGGGCTGTCGTCCGTCGGCCGCCACATCGGTTTCGGGTGGGGGCGGCGGGCGCCGTCCTTGGAGTAGACAGCTTGGAGGATCCAAGTGAGCGACGCGAGGTAGTCGACGGTGAGAGCGGCCATGTAGTCGCTGTCAGCCCACCGCGACAGCGCCGGTTCCATGGCGCGGGCCATCGCTGAGTCGCGGGGGAGGGCGACGATCAGCGATCGGAGCCGCCGGTAGGTGAGGCGGGGGGTTCCGAGGTCGAGGATGTCGACTCCGTAACGGTGGAGGAGGTCGGCTTCGATGGCCTCGCCGTAGACACGGAGGATGGCGGCGAGGCGGACGATTCCCCCATCGGCGCTCCGAACACCCGCTCGTAGATCCGCTGGAGGATCATCGAGGAGCCACCGGCGGCGATAAACCGGTCATAGTCGGCGGCGAGGATCCCGCGGCAGATACCGAGGAGGTCATCTCGCCCGGCGGCTTCGATGATGTCGTCGGTCCACGCGGTGGGAGGGAGGAGGTAGAACGTCTCGCCTTTGAGGGTGAACGGCCGTCGTGAGGCGGAGATCTCCTCAAGGAGGGCGTCAGCGTTGAACGGTTCGGGGTCGGGGGTAGCGGGCATGTGCGGGCCTCTCGGTGGGTTGTGCGGGCACATTTGAACGGTGGGGGACCGCGGCCCGCACGGTCCAGACGGTCCCCCACCGAACTAGGTCAGATACTCAAACGCGTATGTACCGGTGGCGTTCGGGTATGCGGTGACCGTGATCGGGTAGCCGACCACGTCGGCGGTAGCGAACGTGACATCGCCGCGTTCCGTCACTTCGCCGTCGGGGACAACGATGCGGCGGATCTTGGCGCCGTCGGTGATGTGCGCGACCCACGCCTTCCGGACGATCACGTTCTTGACTTCCCACGCTGAGGCGGAGCCGTTCCCGTAGAACGCGGCGACCGAGTTCGCGTTGTGTTCGACCATCGTGAACGTCATCGTCAACCCGAACTCGTTGGTGATCCGTCGGATGAGGTCTCCACCCCACGCCCGGGTGTCATTGGAAGCCTGGTCGACCGTGTACGAGAAACCATCCTCGGAGATGTAGCCGACATCCACGAACGCGACGTTGAGCGCCGTGGACGTGTCGGTGGGAAGGGCGGTCAAGAGGGGCGCATGGTAGATAATGCCTTGCGCGCCGACCCGGACGTTCGCTGCTGAGTTTGCCATGGGGGAATCTTTCTCCTGAGGGGTCTAGGTAACAGTTTGGTCGGGCTGTGCGGGCCTACGCGGCGATACCCCGGACGTTAACGATCATCGACCACGCGTAGCGGGCCTGGTCGGAGACGGGGTCGGGGCTGTTGGCGGGGCCGGAGAGTTCTTCGACCCCGTAGAAAGTGACACCACCGGTGACGGTCGCGGCGAGCCCACCGACGATCGCGCGGGCGGCTTGCGCGAGGTCATGAGCTTCGGCCTCGGCGGGCGCCCACGCTTCTAGGGTGATCTGCGCGCCGTCGGTCACGAGGTTCGCGCGTGGTCCGCCCGTACGGAGAACGACCACGAACCGGGCCGGTCGGGCGGCCGGCACCCGCGTGAGCACCGGAACGCCAGAGAACCCGAACCCGGGGAGTTGTGCCGTCAACGCGCCCATGGTCGCGGCGACGGCGTCCGGGAACAGGATCCGTTCCATCGGTCACCCGCGCCCGGCGTCAAACGCCCGTGAGAGCGCGTGATGGTCGGCTTCGGCGCGGCGGGCGGCGTGCGTGGAGGTCCACACGGTGGCACGCGCGCGGCTGGTCGGATGGGATTCGGCTTTCATGCCGGGTCCGGCGGCAGCAGCGATCCGGTCCGCTCGTGCCCGGAGATCGGCTTGGACGCCGGGGGCGCGGAGGATGGCTTTCATGCCGGCGTCGTTCAGTTTGAAATCGGCGTGGCTAGCCAAGTTTGTACCCCTGGGTCTTCAGACTGGCGACCGCGTCTTCGGAGACAACGGAGCGGATCCCGGTGGGGGAAACGACGACGACTTCACCGGCACCGGGGGCGCGTTCCACGGGCACCTCAAGCGCGGGGGTGCCGGCGTAGTCAGCGGGGGGAGCCTCGGCGGCGGGGGCGGTCGTCTCGGTCTTCGGATCGGGCTTGGTCATGGTGTCCTCCTGGGTTATCCGGTGACGATCCGGAGTGCGGTTTCGATGTGGTGTGGGCCTCGCGGCGACCACGCGGTGTACGGGGGTCCGTCAACCTCAAAGGTGACGCCTTCCCAGTCGAGGCGGTCCCCGCCGGCGACGGGGGTGCCGGCGGGGAGGTACCCGTACCACGTTGACACTTCGGCCTCACGGCCGGCGGTGCGGTCCTCAAGCCCGGATTGGCGGGCGATCCAACCTTTGACGGTGGTTCGGGTCGCGGTCGTCCAGTCCTTCGTGACGTTCCCGTACCGGTCGGTCGAGGCGCCGGGGTGAACGATGCTCACAGTGTGAACCATGAGGGTATCGAGACTCATAACGTCCCCGAACCGTCGTTAGCGGACACCTCGTAGCCGTAGCCCCAGTGGTCCCAGCCGAGACGCGGCGCTCGGGCGAACAGCTCGACGTACGGGCCGGGTGACACCTGCTCCACAATGTCGAGGAAGGCGTCCGGCTTGACGCTGTGCGCCCGACGCGGCCACGCCCACCACGTCGTGTCGATCCTGCCCGTGTATGGCAGGTGACCGCGTCGGCAGTACAGGACGAACTCGGTGGTGTTAGAGAACGCCCCCCCCGGACCGATGCCGGATGGCACCTTGCACCAGGTGAGGATCTGCGAGTGCTTGAAACCCCACGCCTTCACGATCCCGTAGGCGTGGGGTAGGTAGCGGTTCGTCGTCCACAGGTACAGGTGGGCGTCGTCGGCAGCGAGCCCGCGGACGGGCAGCGCCGTGATCTCATCAAGGGTCATTGAGGAGTACGGCGGCGGTGGGAAACGGGCCGTGCCGGTCGTGGGGCCGCCCTGCTCGTAGTGCCACGGTGGGTCGGCGACAATCGTCGCGTACGGCGGCGTCAACTCGCTGAAGTGCGTCCGATAATCGGCGTTTGCGGACGCGCTCACGGGACGGGTACCGCCCGGACGACGCGCCGATCAAGGATTCGGAGGAGGGCGCGTTCCTGGTCGTTCGCGTAGGTGACGGAGTACCCGGCCACCGATTCCTGGGTGACACCGGCACCGGCACCGGTCGACCGGGAACGGGCGATCTGGAACGCAACAGTTTTGAGGATCGCGGGGATCGCGTCGACGGCGTACCCGTGGGTGTACGTCACGACGTACGAACGCCACCGATCCCACGCGAGAGTGGGACCGTAGAGAGCGCCGACGCCACGCTGCCGGTACAGAATCCCGGCGGCAGCGTCGACGGTGTAGTCCGTGACGGGGGTTAGAGCGGTGCCGTCCTCAAGGACGGAGGCGACGGAAACAACCGGGACTTGAGGGAGGAGTAACGCGCCGGTGTCCGTGCCGAACACGGTGACAACATCGGCGGAGACAAGGTCGATGGTTTGGCCGGTGTGGTCCCGGATGAGATCCCACGCGTACGCGAGGTCTAGTTCGGCTTTCACGAGATCGCCTGGGTCGGTGATCCCGTAATACTCCAAATACTCATCGATCGGTACAGTCATCGGTCCTCCTCTCTCTAGGGTGTTCGTCCACGGGCCACACGGACGGGTGTGTGGCCCGTGGAGCGATCTACTTCCGGCCGGTGGCCTTCGGTCCGTCCATGGCCTTATCTTCGGCCTGGGGGGCCTTGTGGGCGGCGGCCTTCGTGACGTACGGGGTGAGTCCTTCGGCGGTGATCTCCTCTTCGGTGGCGGAGAACGTTTCCCCGCCGGTGTGCATCTTGTCGCCGTACGCGACTTGGGTGCCTTCGTTGACGGTCCAGCGGTCCATGGTGCTCCTCTCGGTTTGTGTGCGGGACCACGTTCCGTGGCGGTCCGGCGGCCTCGAGCCGCCACGGAGCGTGGTGGTGGGGGGGGGACTAGGCGGTCTGAAGCGCCGTAATGGCGTGGAACGCCTGCGGCCGGTACACCGCGAGAGCCAAACGCTCCTCAGCGCGGATGGCGGTCTGATTCAACTGGAAGAAGTCAGCGTGCGAGTTGCTGGCTTCGACGGTGAGCCCACCGCGCCGGAACACCTGCGCCATGGTCCGGAACGCTCCGACGAGAGCGGTGTTCACCGCGATGGCACCGGTCACGACGACGGGGAGACCCCACAGGGTTTCTCCGGCCATGAGCCCGTTGCCGTAGGCGCCGATCATTGGTCCACCACCGAGGTACTGTCCGGCGGTGTCCTTCGACAGGCGGATGGTCGCCCAGTTCGTGGGGTGAACGATGACTCCGTCTGGTTCCACGAGCGCGTTCACGCGGATGTTGGTGATGGCGGCGAAGAACACGTCTCCGAGCACGCTGGCTCCGGCGCCGTTGCCGACGGAGGTACCGAGCGCGGCGCGGGTGCCGGTCTGGAGCCCGGTCCGGTTGAGGAGCCCGCGGATCGTGGCGCCGGTGCCGGCACCGGAAAGCAACTGCGCCTCCTCGGCCTGCTGGACGAACAGACGGAGCCGGTTGTCGAGGTAGGACCGGATCTGCGCGATGTCCTCAAGCATCTCGTCAGAGACAGGGAGGAAGGTGGCGATCTTCCGGACGGGTTCGTCAACCTGCGTGAACGTGATCGTGGACTCGGGCTTCGCGGTTGATTCCGCGATGGCGGCGGCGGCGTTGGTGTTCGTC